GTAATACTTCATCGGAGATGGAGATTCCAGTCAAGGGGTCAACACGGGTCTTAAACGACGATGGCGTTTTTGAGGCTCAGTCGGCGCAACCCCTTGCGTCAGACATTTATAAATCTGTCATCGAACTTCTTTCTTCTACGCGCACATCAGCGATAGTTGCCCCCGCTACTTCCGCATCAAGGGTGGGGGCTGACTTCGAATCGATATGCGCTGGATTCAAGGATCTAGCATCTTACCGTCCCTTCAGAGTTGAGCGAGAACCGCCTGTCTTGTATGGTTTCGAGCGCACAAGTACTGGCAGCAAGTTCTACTCAACCGACAAACTTGCCCTCATGCTTTCGCAGGTCGGCACCCTTCATTCCTCTTCAACCGGACTTGATGTCCTCACTCTCGTCAGCGATCGTGTTGATAAACTCGTTGACTTGGGTTCATTCATCCTTTCTGATCCGCCAACTCATACGCATCACGGGGTCTCTGTACTCAACCCTGACGCGGTCGGAATTGACTACTCCGCCCTCCTGGGTTGCTTGGATCCTCAGAACCATTATGCTGTGACTTCTGATGTCGAGCGCAATGTTATTCTGGATGCAGACAGATTCGGCGGCCTCGTCGATATGGCTCGCGTTGCCATGCCCGACATTATTTATCGGATACACACTGCTGTAACCAATGATATCCTCTCGGCCAACGATGTTAAATGGCGGGAGTCGAGGGAGTGGTTGACCACGCTTGCCCTCTTCAAGAATATGGCCATCCCGCCACTTCTTGATGTCTCTGGTCCGGAGATGATATATGTCTTGGGGACGCAGCTTCCTCCTATGCCCTCTGTCATATGGTCCGTTCCTCGTTGTCAAAAGCCAAATATCATGATGCATGCGGCTCTCACTTCACCACTTGTGGTATTCACAAAGGTGGGAAACCACGCATCGCTTTACTCACTCAATGCGTCTATTTCTCGGATAGACTCTTTCTCTGCCATGAACGACGACCCGCTTACGGGCCCCATTCGAGATCAGTTGGCACTCATCGCTTACGGCGTCTTCTATCCGAACGAATTTGTCATAAATATACCGCCACCGACTGGTATAGATAGAGATCTGAAAATAAGGGACACTTTCGCCATTTATTCCAGACTGATTTTCACTTTTGGTCCGGATATTTTCAATATTGATTCGGCTACGGCGGAGGCCATTGACCTCGCCCTTGATGGCTTCATTAGGATGTATGCTTCATCGAAGATTGTGCCACACGAAAACTCTTCCCCTCCGTTAAACTTCTCCGTTGGAGGATACGACGCTTCGCGTCTAAGGCATGACCCTCGCACTGGCGCGGGGTTCGTTGGGATGGGAGTCAAGACGATATTCAGAGACGCTACACCCTACCCTCATGTCACACGGTCCGTGCACTACGGAGGCTTCGAGCCTATTTTAGCTCCGTCGAGCGACGATCCTCCAGACCATTCACTCCCCATCCTCACAGAACTCATCAAGCTTCTGGATGCTATGGGCATGAGACAGGTCATTAACTATCTCAATGCAATGTTTCCTCACATTGCTGAACGTCTTCGAACCGCCGGCTATTACGCCTCGCGCATTACGGTTTCGGCTTTCTCTCCTCCCGATTACATCTTTTTTAACCTTGGACAATCTGTGGTTACGTATGATCGAGAGGTCTATCCAGTACAGATTCAGGTTTCCCAGCGATCTATCGCTCACTTCTTCCGTACCTCGACGACCATTCACTCTCAGTCGCCTTGGCTCAGCGTTGCTCCTGTTGTGGAGTCTGTCATCTGTGATCAGCTCTCTGCCGCTATTGTGAGGGTCAGTCATATGGCTGATTTCTCCAATCAGTATAGGGGCGCCATGGGTGACGTCTCCCTGGGAAACATATGGAAGCATACGCTCGGTACATTGCCGAAGTGTCTCAAAGACATGTTTGACCTCTTTCATAGGTCTAGCTCGATGAGTGTGGGTGAGATCCGCAATTGGATCTCTGACGGCGTCAGGCGCGAAACTCTAACTACTAAGCTCATGGGCTATGCATGGGAGTTTGCGTGGGACATTAGGAACATTATGCTCACGGATGTGGTGTACATCGTCCAGAGTGAGGTCACCTTCCCTGACATTGACCTCAAGGTTACCTCCGCTAACTTCAATGCTGAAATGTACTCACGATCGAATATTTACACACCCACCCAGGCCACCATCGCGGCGGATCCGTTCTCTCCTTCTGACTTTGAGCTTCTCGCCTCTAGAGGAGGTCTCACAGTTCACATCGCTCGCATCCTGCGTCAGGGGAAAGCCATAAAATGTACGGAGGTTATTAGGGCTGTGCGTTTTACCACGTGTGAAGGCATGCCCAGTAATTCTCTCACCGGGCAGATACCCTATGAGTACAAACCACCTTCTCAAGCTCGCCTCGGACTATCAATCACCGTCACGCCGGTTAGGGAGGTGACTGCCTACCTTGCTCGTCTTGTGCTGGGACCTGGAGCGCATCCAGATGCTTACGCATCGCTCCTTCCCCCACGACAGCTTATGGAGATAGATATCCCCACCCCTTACCATGCGATTGGCTGGAGATCGGCGCTTGCTCTCGTATTTCGTAATGCTTACTTTCTCAAAAAGCAAGTTACTGTCGTGGACCTAACTGCAACTCTTGACATGGGATCTCCTCACCAAATTGAGTAGTGTCTGAGGAGAAGGCAGCCACTCCGGCGGCTACTCAATGCGGGATGAAATGCATAC